CCAAACTACCTACAATTAAATGAATAATCTAATGCAGGGTGCAATGAACGGTTCATTAGATTGTTCCTGAAAAATCAATAAAGTGGCGAACATCGGAGGTAAGCATGAGCAAACGGATTGAAGTTTTTAAGTCCGGAACACACACAGCCATGAACGGCAAAACCGCCACATGGACAAATGCCGACCTGAAAGAGATCGCAGACAAATACAACGGACAGAAGGAGCACGAAGCCCCTGTCGTTCTGGGGCATCCCAAGGACAACGACCCTGCCTACGGCTGGGTGGAGTCTCTGGAGGCCGTGGGCGACACGCTTTTTGCGAACCTGAAAGACCTGTCAGCGGAGTTCATGGATGCGGTAAAGGCGAGGAAATACCCGAAGCGGAGCATCTCGCTTTATGCGGACAAGCTCCTGCGCCATGTGGGTTTTCTGGGTGCTGTTCCGCCCGCTGTAAAGGGGCTTGCAGAGGTTTCTTTCAAAGAGTTCCGGGCGGATGAAGTCCCGGCAGATTTTGAGTTCTCATTTGCAGAACCCGACGGTGACGCAAAGGACAAAAGGATAAAGGAGCTTGAAGACAAGCTCGCTGCCGCTGAAAAAGCGGATGAAAAAAATTCGTTCAGCGAAGGAGAAAAGATGGACGAGAAAGACAAAAAAATCAGAGAGCTTGAGCAAAAGCTCAAACAGCAGGAGCATAACAGCTTTTGCGAAAAGCTCGAAAAAGAGGGCAGACTCACTCCGGCGATGAAACCCGCCATGCTTCAGTTCCTCGAAGCAGCGGACAGCCTCGGCACATATGAGTTCGCCGATGGCAAAAAAGAGGACGTGTCAGGTCTTTTCAAAAGATTCTGTGAAACCCTGCCGAAACAGGTCGTGCTTAACGAGTTTGCCGACAAAAACAAAGCAGGCGGCGACAAGCCCGCAGGCAAATACGTTGCCGGAGCTTCGGACGACTCAAAAGCTGTCCACGACAAAGCGATGGAGTTCATGGCAGCGGATAAAACGCTGACTTATGAACAGGCCGCAGGGCTTGCATACGCAGAAATGGGAGGCGAGTAATGTCAATAAGACAGATAGGCATTGTCAATCAGGTTCTGACAAATGTTGCCAGAGGGTATCGTAATCCCGGTTTCATCGCAGAGTCACTCTTTCCGACCGTGCTTGTAGACAAAGAAGGTGTCACAGTTCCGAAGTTCGGCAAAGATTCTTTCAAGGTTTACAACACAGAACGTGCCCCCAGAGCAGATTCAAACGTTATGACCCCGTCAAAAGACGGTTCGGTCGACATAGTGCTTAAAGAGCACGACCTTGTATATCCCGTCGACTACCGTGAACAGCTCGCAGCTATGTACAACAGAAATGTGCGTGCTGCAAAAACTGTTAAAGACTCGCTGTTGCTCACTCATGAAAAATCGTGTGCAGATCTTGCGACAGATGTAAGTCAATACAGCTCTACACACAAACTGGCACTTTCTTCAGGCTCTCAGCTTGAGAATGTCTCAAGCCCGTCACGATTGTTCAAGGAAGGCGTTGAAGCTATCCGCTCCGATATCGGTGTGAAGCCGAATACTATAATCTTCGGCGGTAAGCCTTGGGCAACGTTTACAGAGCACCCGGAAGTCCTTGCCCGCTTGTCGGCAACGGGTTTGAAAGTATTAACAGAACAGCTTGCAGCTGAACTGCTCGAAATCCCCAAAGTCAAAATCGGTCGTGCAGTCTATGTGAATGACAGCGGCCAGAGTGTGGACGTATGGGGCAATGTTGTCATCCTTGCATACGTCCCCGACAGTGCCAGCGAAGATGACAGGAGTGAGGAAGAGCCGTCATTTGCATACACGTTCCGCCTTCGTGACAAAGCAATGGTTGTTGACGAATACCCGTCTGTCGGCGGAAAAGTCAACAACGTTCGTTGCACAGATATCCGCAAAGCAGCGATTCTCGGTGCAGATGCGGCATTTCTGTTCACAAACGTAACTGGTGATGGATTCACATGGGCGATCGGAGGAGGAGACTAATGGGAAAAAGAAACACTGCCAATTCCAATGTTGATGATGTTAATCCACCTGTTACAGACGAAGCAGATCAGCCTGCTGCTGAGGGCATAGGCGAAAGCGCACCATCTGAAGACGAGGAGAAAACAGATACTCCCGATGACAAGCCTGCCGAATCGGAAGCAGATCAGCCTGCTGCTGATGGCACAGGCGAAGGCGCACCGTCTGAAAACGAGGAGAAAACAGATACTCCCGATGACAAGCCTGCCGAATCGGAAACCGAGCCGGAAAAAACGGCTTACACAGTCCACGGGTGCAACATCCGCCACGATGGAAAAACCTACAAAGAAGGCTCGCAGATAGAGCTGACAGATGAAGAGGCATCACGCCTCAAAAAATACCTTAAGAGGTAATGCAAATGGCATACACAAAACAGGTTGCAATATCAACAACAGTCGAAGCTACCACTGAAGTAGAAATCTCACGTCTGTGCGGCTTCGGAGGGACATACCCTGCGGCAGGAGCAGCAGCTCTCGGCATATTTGCCGACAATGCTGTAACAGGCGACAGTGTCGCTGTGGATCTGGGCATCATACCCGTTGAAGCGGGCGGAGCTGTCACAGCCGGTGCGGAAGTTCAGGCGGGGACAGACGGCAAAGTAATTGCCAAGGCGGCAGGAATAGTGGTCGGCAGAGCTGTGGACACGGCAACAGCGGACGGCGATTTCATCCGCATAAAGATCTTCGGTTAAAACATGTACTGCACCATTGAAGATATCCGCAGATATGTTGCTGAAAAAGAGCTGACAGATTTGACAGACGATCAGGCAACCGGCGAGGTGGACACCGATATTGTCGAGGGCATCATTGCGGATGCCGCAGACACCGTGAACAGCTATCTGGAAGCCAGATATGCTGTGCCGCTGGTCTCTGTCCCCCGCTTTATCAGTCAGCTGACAACAGACATAGCGATATATCTTCTGTACCGCCGCAGGTTCGCAATGGAGATGTCCGAAAGCCTCGAACGAAGCTATCAGAACGCACTGAAAAACCTCCGGCTGATACAAAAAGGGGATGTCACAATCGGTGCGGCCATCGGCGAAGGGGAGCAGCCCCCCGCTCCCCCCGCAATGAACGTTCTCACGAACAAAAGACGTAAGGAGTTCAAAGACATATGACAACAGCAGAGCGCAACGAAGCACACTTAAAAGAGGTTCTGCCGGAGCTGCAAGAGAAAGCCCGCCGCATGCTTGAGCTTTGCACAGAAAGAGGGCTGGATGTCCAGTTTTACTGTTCATACCGCTCCCATGCAGAGCAGGAAGCTCTCTATGCGCAGGGGCGCAAACCTCTGGCAGAAGTCAACGAGCTTCGTAAAAAAGCAGGACTTTCCGTTCTGCCCGAAGGCATATACGGCAAAGTGACAAATGCCGTCCCCGGCAAAAGTAAACACGGGAAACGCATGGCTCTGGACGGTGTGATTCTGGATGGCGGCAAGGCGGTCTGGAACACAAGAGACCCTCGCTGGCAGATTTACGGCGAGTGCGCAAGAGAAGCCGGGCTTATGTGGGCTGGCGACTGGAAGAGCTTTAAAGAGTTTCCCCACGTCGAGGTTTAAATGCTGCAAGAGATCGAAACCGCACTGATAAACAAACTGACAGAGCTGTTCCCGCAGTTCCGTGTCGAGGCATATCCGGACAATCCGGAGAACTATCGCCTTGTTCACCCCACCGGCGCACTGCTTGTGCGCTATGCCGGAGAGGTAACGGAGGAAACGACGGTTCAGCAGGCTCTGGTGCAGTTCGAACGGTCAGTCTGGAACGTGGTTGTGGTGTCCCGTGGACTGCGCAGCCATGCCGGAGCATACCCCATCATCGATGCGGTGAAAGACGGTCTCGGCGGAAAAACAATACAGGGCGGCACACTCCGCCCGGCAGGGGTCAGGTTTCTGTCCGAGTCGGGCGGGGTGTGGTATCACGCTGTAGCCTTCGAGCTGAAGCAGCGTGCTAAGTACATATAAAGGAGGCTTAAATGCTTAAAACAATTTTAACGGTGCTGATGCTAATCGGGCGTGATGTTCTGCCCCTGCTGCTCAGTCCTAAGTACGGCAAGCTGTTCCAGCTTGCATATGACGCAGTTCTCTATGTCCATGCAACGGCATCTGCCAGCGCAACAGACGTTCAGAAGCGTGAAGCGGCGTTTGCAAGACTGAAACAGTCAATCCAGAACTATAACATCACCGCATCTGACAACCTGCTTAACCAGACCATAGAATATGCAGTTTCAAAGCTGAAAAAGAAGGCGGCGTAAGATGGCCAGAGAAATCGAAAACATCAAAATGTCCGCCGGAAACCTCACATACGGTACAACAGACCTCGGCTACACGGGCGAAGGCATAAACGTTGAAATAACAGACGAGGTTGTGAACCTTGTCGTGGATCAGCAGCTTTCCCCTGTGGGCAAAAAGCTCATCGGGCGCAGTGTCAAGGTGTCAACATCCCTTGCGGAAGAGAGCCTTGAGCTGTTGAAAGAGGTTATCCCCGGTGCTGTGCTCACAGTTGACAGTGTTGATCCGGACAAGAAGAGACTGGATATCCCGTCTGAAGACGTGAATATGTTCAGTTACATGAAGCCGCTGCTCATTGTCCCCACAGACAGCGAATCTGCGAACGACCACATGACAATCCATAATGCCATCCCCAACGTCAACATGTCCTTTGCCTATGTCAAAGACAAGCAGAGGTATTTCAAGGTTGAGTTCGAGGCTATGGCGGTCAGCGGCGATCCGTTCGTTACATTCGGCGACACCAGCGTGGTGATTGACTGATGGATATCCTGAACCTCGAAAAGTTCCGCCGCCGCATCCCGGTTTCGTTTCAGATAGAGCAGGACGGCAAAACAGTCACTAAAGAGTACGAACTGCGCAGCATGACGCTGGGGCAAATGGCGGACGGGCTGGAAACGAATTTGAAAGGGCGGGAAGGTCTGGAGAAATTCGTGCAGTCCTGTTCAAACATTCCGGCAGAGCATCTGCGGTTCTGCGACTTCGGGCAGCTTGCGACCATGGCGGCGGCAATCACCGGCGTGGATGTCACCGGGGTAAAAGCGGCGGCAGAAACCGGAAAAAAATAATCGCCCTCGATATGGGGTATCTTGCTGCCAAGCTGATGCCCCACGTTGGGGGCTATGAAAACCTGATGGCCATGCCTTTTCAGGCGGCTATGGAGGTTTACAAAAACATTCCGCTGCTTGAAAGGGAGTCCGCAGTCCGCACATACAATGCAACACTCGCCGCAATAGCGGATGGTTTCGGCGGCAGAAGCGGGTTTGACGAGCGGAACACAAAACATCTGGACGAAGTGATAAGGACTGAAGAGGTGGATGCAACACCTCAGAAAGGGGCGAAAGGTATCGCCCGGCTGAAACAAATTTTCGGCGTTAAGTAGTGGTGGGACACGCTCCCGCCACTCGTTAAAACCGGATTTACCCCCTCCTTTTCTAAAGGAGGGTCGGGGTGGATTTGATAAAGGTTAAATGTAAATCCCCCTTAATCCCCCTTTATTAAAGGGGGAAATAAGACTTAAAAGGCTATTAAGAGGTTATTAAGTGGCAGAAAACAAGATTGAAATTAAGATAGTCATAGACAGCAAACAGGCGCAGGCTGGTGTTGCAAACGTTCAGTCCGCTCTGGGCAAAATGTCGGACTCGGCAAAACCCGCCAAGTCAGGCGTTGATGCCGTCAACACATCACTTAATAACACAAAATCAGTTCAAGCCCCGTCAACCTTCTCTGCTGTATCAGCATCAGTTGACCAACTCCGCTCCCGGACAACACTGCTTAACTCAACCATGGCCACTTTGCCCTCCACTGTCGCACCGGCTGTGCTGTCCATTTCAAATCTCAACAACACCATCGCTTCGGCAAAACCTGCAACAGCAGTTGCCGGGCTTTCCTCGGCTCTGGATACTGTCCGCACGTCTGCCGCAACTGCGGGAACGTCTCTCGGCAGTGCATTCAAGGTTCAGCTGCCCACAGAGCAGATAAACAACGTTGCCGCAGGGCTGGGGAGCATAGAACTCGGAACACGTACCGCAAGCTCTGGTATTGGTAGGGTTACAGGCAGTTTTACATCTCTCGCAACAAAAGCGGGCATTGCCGGAGCAGCTATTTACACTGTGATGAAAACCATCACTACGGGATTTCAGGCTATCCGAGATGGTGCGGCGGCAACAGACGTTGACCGTGTTTTTGAAATACAGGCTCAGAAAATGGGCGACACGGCAGATTCCATTCTTGCCCGTATCAAAGCATCAACTCAGGACACTATCACAGATTTACAGGCGAAACAGCTTGCCAACCAAGCGGGTATTGCGAACATGACCGTGGAGAACGTAACAACCACCGTTGCATACCTGCGTGAATATGCAAACGCAACAGGCAAGAGCTTTGAACAGCTAATGACCACCATTTTCACAGGTCTCTCCCGTGGCTCAACCCTTATGCTTGATGATGCGGGAGTCCTCATAGACCAGACCGACCTCGTTAAACAGAAGGAACGGGAACTTGGGCGTGAGCTTTCCGCCCTGGGACAAAAGAAAGTTATAGTTGCCGAAGCCATGCGCCAGATGTCCGAGAACATGGATCAGTTCGGCGACAGAACCCAGTCCGCAACGACAAAGCTGGACAGGCTTACTGCAAAATTCAAAGATTTTGTTAATAACATCAAGAAAAATGTGGCAAAAGATATAAACGATGTACTTGTCTTAACAACCGGAGCGAACTCAATAGAAGAAAAAATGAAGACGCTTCAGTCTAAAATAGACAAGCATAGCAAAGCTACCTCATATGACCCGCTTAATAAATATTTTGTAAATAAATGGCAGAAAGAGCTGGACGCTCTCAAAACAACGGCAGCAGAACTGAAAAGAAACTCATCATTGTACAAAAAAGCCACTGCGGGAAGCGGAGAAAAGAAACCCGATGATATAGACTTCAAACCTGAAGACTTTGCCATTGAAGACGACAAAAACAAAAAAGACCCCCTCGCATCTGTTAAGCGTGAGCTTGAACAGCTCACAGGGGAACAGTGGCGTGTGCAGGTTGCAATAGACACAGTCGGTGCGGATTCTGTCAAAAAACGCATTGAAGAAGAGAACGCTAATTACAAATACGAAAAACTTCGTCTTGAAAACGACAGAACGAAAGAAAACAGTGCAATGACTGATAAGGCTCTGAAAGACCTTGCAAAAGTGCATGAACTGAAAGTCACGCTGATAAAGAAAGAAGCGGAACTGGAAAATAACTTCAGCGAGCAAAAATCCCAGATAGAGATCAGCAGATTAAACAAATACGAAAAAGCACTTGCAGAACTGGATTTACAGCTCAAATACGGAAAAATAACACAGTCAGACTATGATGCTCAAAAATCTGTGGTTCTGAACACGCAAGCTGTTGCTGACAGTGACTCTGATATTGAGACTTTTCTTGAGTTGTCAAAAATGCCTGAAAGCTCAAAAAAACTGCTCAGACTTGAGTATCAGCTGTCGTCAGGTCAGATAACAAAGCATATGTATGACAACCAGAAAGCATCGATTGAGAATCAACTGGCAAAACAAGAGTCAGATTCAAACTTTGACAGATTCATAGAAACAACAATCATGACTGAATATGACAAGCAGGCTCTGCAACTGAAAAGTCAGTTCGAGCAAGGCGAACTTACAGATGTCATGTACAAAAACAAAATGGCCATACTTGATTACAAGGCGGCTCTGGGCGAGCTTGATCAAAGCATCGGCAAGCTCGGTACGACACTTACAAATCAGGATCTGAAGGGTGCTTTCAATGCTATGACCCCTGCCGTTGCAGACTTTCTCACTGTATTTGCGCAGACGGGAAAAATCGACATCAGTGGTCTTGCAAACTCCCTGCTCCAGTCTCTGCAAGCATATGCCGCACAAAAGGTAGCTCACTTGACAATGGAGTATCTCTACAATCAGATAATGTCCATTGTGAACCCTATGAACCCCACTTACAAAACAGCAGCAACGGCAGCGGCGGCGGGCATTCCGGTGTTCGCAGGCATAGTTGCAGGCAGCGGGCTGGCGGGCATGGCGCATGACGGCATCAGTGCCATACCTGAAGACGGGACGTGGCTGCTTCAAAAGAATGAACGTATTGTCGGGGCAGAGCTGAACAGAGACCTCACTACGTTCTTGTCAAAACAGACATCAAACATCACAAACAACGCAGGTCTCAGTGTCAATCTGGGCGGAGTTACATATGTCGGCAACGACAATAAACGCAGCTCTGCAAAGTTTTTTTCAGAGATTGAAGACCATATTCTCAAATCACCCCGCATCAAACGCCAATTCGGAGTTAAATAATGCCTGAAACATTTCCACTTACCCCTGACTACATTGACGAGTTTGATTTAGAACCGGAGGTTGAAATCATTCAGTACCGTTCCGGCGAAGAACAGCGCATTCAGCTTGCTGAAGCAAAGGAAGGCATGAAGCTGTCGTGGAATCATATGTCATCTGAAGACAAAGAAACACTGCGCACTTTCTACAAAGCTCGTGGGGCGACAGCAGAAGCATTCATTTTTCATGACCACCACACGGGTGAAGACGTTCTCGTCCGGTTCGACAGTGCGCTGAAGATCCGCACGACAAAAGTTAACGACTATGACGTGACTGTTGACATAATCAGAGTGTCAGAATGATAGATTTCACAATTTCAGAGCTTCATATTTCAGAACTTTTCTATGTAAAGATGGTGCACGGCGTTGAGCTTTTCCTCACTTCCGGTTCAACCCCGGTCATTTTCAAAGGCGACACCTATATCCCTTCAAAAATAAAAAGAGGGAGCATAAAGCATACTGTGGAAATCACAGTGCCGGAGCTTGAAATTACTCTCGGCATCGATGCCTTAAACGTTGACGGCAGAAACGTCCTTGCCATGGCAAAAGACGGTTATTTCGATTCCGCAGAGGTTCATGTTGTCGCTTACGAGCATAAGCAAAACACTCATGAATATCTGTGGCGGGGGAATATTGCCGGAGAGATAGAGTCAACACTCAGCGAGGTAACACTGAAAGTCAAAACTGTGATGCATTACTTTGAAGAGACAATACCAAAAATAGTTTATCAGCGTAAATGCAATCACATTTTATTCGATACTCTCTGCCGAGCCGACAAAGACGCATACCGTGTTGATTGTTCAATATCAACTCTGTGGTCAGCAAATAAACGCATTTTGATATCAACCGCCCTGGCAGATCTGCCGCTCAACTGGCTGCGCAACGGTGTTATCAATGTCACGTCCGGAGCAAACGCAGGGCAGTCTCGCCGTATAATGCTTTCAGCCGGAAAAGAAGAAACGGAGGGTTCTACCCCGGAAGAATTTGTCAGATATGCAATGTCTTCTAACGAATATTCAATAATGGGCGCACTTTATGTTCTCATGCCCACGTTTGTAGGCCTTGTCTATCTCGATAAGCCATTCTGGAACTCTTTTGCAGTGGGCGACACATTCAGCGTCTGGCCGGGCTGCGACAAGACATCAGAGATGTGTAAAAACAAATTCAATAATCTGAACAACTTCCTCGGATTTGAATACATTCCGGAATCAGACACAGCTCTGAAGGTGTGACATGGATGAATTTGAAAGGGTCATAGAAAGCTGGAGAGGGACACCATGGCGGCATTTTCAACGCATCAAAGGCACAGGAGTGGACTGTGCATGGTTCGTTGTTGAAGTGGCAAAGGAAATGGGCTGGCTTCATAAGTCTGTGATGCTTGACTGGTATCCGCAGGACTGGGCACTGCACAACTCAGAATCAGGTGTGCTTAAAGCATTGGAAAATCACTGTGTTCAGGTCTCATTTGACGAAATGCAGGCGGGCGATATCCTCTGTTACACATACGGCCGCTGCGTTTCCCATGTGGGGCTTTTCTGTGGCGATGGAACAGGTGTCCATGCTCACATCATCCGTGGAGTGGTCTATTTTCCGCTCTCGGATATCCGCAACAGATTCCATTCTGTCTGGAGGTTCAGATGCAGGTTTTAGCGGCCACAGCTCTGTCATTTGCGGCAAGCTATCTTATTCAATGGCTGTTCCCGACGAAAATGTCCGGACAAAAATCCGACAACGGCCTGTCTTTGCCGTCAATCGCCGAGGGGACACGGATTCCCGTTCTGCTGGGTTCTCGCAGACTTTCGGGCAACATCATCTGGTATGGCCAGTTGAAGAAAAAGAAGCAGAAACAGAAGGCTGGCAAAGGCGGAAGCAGTGCTTCATACTCGACATATACCTACAGCCTATCATTTGCCATCGCTCTGGCGGCAACAAACGGCAATGCATTTGAGCTGAAAAAAATATACAGAAACGACACCGAGCTAGACCTTGCTCTGTACCCGAATATACGTTTTTACGGCGGTCATGCAAACCAAACCCTTGACCCTCTGCTTGCGGCGGCAATGGAATATCCCACGCCGTACCGAAACGTTTGCTATGTGGTTTTCGAAGATTTTGACTTGGGCACGTCTCCCAGCATTCCGGCTCTCTCTTTCGTCATCGCCGCCGGATACAACAGTGAAACGTGGACGGGAAGGAGCAAACCGCTGACAGCCTCAGAACCGGATACAAGCCACGATGC